GGTAGTACTATACAATTGTTGTAATCTATAAAATCCATATGTCCTGACCAACCTGAAACTATTAATGGTTTTTTAGATAAACAAAATTCAGATAGGGGTCTACCATATCCCTCCCCTTTGGTTAATGAAACCATTGCTTTTACTTTAGGATGATTATATAATTCATTCATTTGGGTATCCGGGAGATTACCATTTAAAAGATATACATTTGGGAGTTTCTCGGATTTATTATAAGACTTTTTAATTACATTAATCTTATCTAAAAGAGCTTCTCTTCCTATATAACTATTTCTTCCAGTGGATGCCTTTAGAATCAATGCTGGGGGGTTTGGGGTGTTTTTAAAAGCATCAAAGAAATACTTAATTGTTGCTCCTACATTTTTCCTATCGTGTCCATAATCTCCTTGCATCCAATGACCTACAAATAAGAAACAAAATGATTCTTTAATTGAACTCAAATCTAAACTAATTTCGTCTTTATTAGGTAAATACTTATAAACATCTAGATTTACACCTTCAAATATAGTATAAATAGGTTTTTCTAATTTAGTAAAACCCATTGACTGGTTTGTTTGTGGGTGTTTCCTTTCAAAATTAACTGATTGGAATACTCCTTTACTATGTTCAGATGAAACCCAATTCATATCCATTCTATTTAAACCCTCAACCCATCCTGGATCACATCCTGTACTTTCAATTCCAGCGGTGCACCCAATATTATATTTACCTACAGGACTAAATTCGTTTGGAATGGTAATTTGCATCCAAATATCTGGTTTTGTAGTTATTTGTTGGATTGAATGATTCCAAAGGAATTTCCATTCTTCATGGTCTTGGCAAAAGTTAGTAGGAGTATCACCCCATCTTTGAGGTAAAAGTTTAACATCATATTGATCTAATTCAATAATGGCTTTAATTACATCTCTGGAACGTGCTCCATATCCACTATAAGTGTCAAATGGGCAACTTATTACAAAACTTGGTTTATTCATTAGTATACTAATTTATGATTTAAAAATTTTCCTTTTTGTTCAGTAGCATTGATTATTTCATAATCCTTTCGTGGTTGCCATACTTTAAATAGGGCATCAAATGCTTCCATTACTCTATTTGCTTGATGTTTAGCTGTAAATCCTGCTTCATCACTCAAAGCCCATTCTCTACCCTTTAATCCCCTAGCTTTACGTTCTTCACGACTTAAATTATAAATTTCTTTATATCTATCAGCAGCATCTTCCCAAGCACATCTATCATCATAGATATAAGGTGTTGGAGGTGATCCTTGTATTGATCTTGAAGTTGGGTATACTGGGAAAGCCCACTCACCATGTTTTTTATATGTACCTCTATGATTAGAAGGAACATCAGCACTTGGTTCAAACCATTTACCATTTTCATCTTCAAATCTCATTTGATCCTGCATTCCTCCTGTTACGTTAGCTATAATAGGTGTACCTGCTAATATTGCTTCTGTTATTGTTAACCCCCAACCTTCATTAGATGTTAATAATACTTGAGCATCTGCTATATTATAAAGGAAATTTAAACCTTTTCTGTCAAGTTTTTGGGTTGAAAAGATAATACACTTTTCATATTTTTCCCCAAAAAGATACTCTGCAACTTTATTTAAATCAGTTCCATGATCTGTAACAATTTCAGTATGAAGTATAAATCTACATTTTAATGCTTCTTCCTCAGGTAGTGAATCTAAAAATGCTCTAAAAGCTACCATAGCATCTGGGATTTGTTTTCTGCGAATATTTCTTGAATTAAAGAATAATATAAAATTTACTTCATTATCGAGTGAAATTTTACTTTTTCTAAAAGCCATCATTTCATTATACAATTCATGATCCTTAGTAATGGGGAAATAATGAGTAGAATCTAAACCATGAGGTACATATCTAAATACTTTTTTACTTGTATCCACATCTGCTAATACTAATTTATTGATATTAACAGTTTGTTTAGAGATACCCATTAATAAATCACACGCCTCATAATAAGGTTGGTTATATCTAGGTGCTGGGTAATCATCCCATATATTAAGATAAGCTATGGGTGCTAATTTTCTTAGTTGATCTTCCATATTAAAGATATGTATAAAATATCTTGGATCTGTGATCAACATTATAGCATCTGGTTTTTCTAAATTAAATATATTTTGGATTTCCTGTGTGTCTCCATACCCATCAACACAATATAAAAAGGTTGATGCGTCTTCAATACCTGAGTGGTTTGAAGTATCCGCACTTATATCTAATCTTTGTCCTTTTTGTGGGTGGTTAATTGCTCCTGCTACATTAACCCAATTAAAATGGTGGGAGGTAGCTATAACAATTTCCTTAGCAACAGTAGCTACACCTGAGTGTACTCTAATATCATCACAAACAAGCATTATTTTTTTTCGCTTATCTTTAGGTAAATATTCAAAACTTTTATTCATCTTTTTTTTTTTTATAGTTCAATATTAGATTGGTTTGTTACTTGTCGTCTAAAATCTTCATCTGTAAGATACAAAAAAATAGCTCGGTCGGCAAGCTTTTGGAAACTAAATTTTCGTTTTACACATTCAATTTTAAAATTTTCAAATAAATCACTTTGAACTTTAACACTCGTTAGTGTCATTGGGTTTTTTAGATTTGACATAATATTTATTTTTAATAACGTTTATTGGTATACATATATAATTATATTAGTAGATTATTCCTTCCCCACAATGTTCTTTATCTACTTTGTAAGGGCAGAAGCTACAATTCCATTTAGATGGAGATTTTGGGTAATCTATATCCTTTATTTGGCCACTAGAATTGAAGCATTCGTTTATAAAACTATTAATAGCATTTTTCGCTCTACCTAATTTTATTTTACCACTCGGTGGGGTGAATGTTTGTACTCTATAAGCTTGGTGGGGTGACATTAATTTTTCATCATCCCAATCTAATACTTTTCGTTTTAAGATAAAAAATTCAATTTCAATTTTATCAATTGGTATATTATACTGTTCAGCAAAGAATTGTTTATATAATAATAATTGGAATTGTTTATCTTCATTCTTTTTATCTTGATCTCTCCAGCCTCTAGTGCTAGTTTTGATATCGATTATCTTAAATGTATCTGTTGGTTCATGATACATGACAATGTCTAGATACCCCATGTATAATACGTTACTATACATTTTATTTGGTGCTACAACGATTGGTATTTCACAACCTACTAAATGGTAACCACGTTTACTAAAATATGAACTACGTTTTTTCTTAAACCAATTTAAAATACCAACCCCATCTTCAAAAAATTCCCGCATCTCAGTAGATGATGAAAAGTGTTCTGATTTATTTGATTTATATTGCTTTTGATACTCAGCAATAAATTTTTCCTGGAATGTGTCTTCCATATTAATTTCTCTATCAGCATGTGCTGCTGATTTTTCATACATTACATCCAGATAATGTTGTATTACTTCGTGGATGGCTGTTCCAAAAACAGTATGAATAGATGAGGTAAAACGTTTAATTTTATCCTTATATTGGAGTTTCCAACGATGGGGGCAATTCCTAAAAATTGACATCTGTGAATACGAGATGTTTTTTTGATAAGTATAATTCACCTCTGTAGGAGGATTATTACGTATTTCTTTTATTATTTTAGGTATTTTTTTACTCATATTTCCATTTATAACCATAGGCAGTTTTACATTTGCCTCTACAACAATCACCTATACTTCCTAACCTTACTCCATTTATAGCTAAATTTGCTTCATTTGCTCCACCATCCCATTTTTTAATAAATTCCCCATCTAAAGTATACTGTAATACTTTTTTATGAACCTTATTTCTAGCACGGCCTGTTTTATTATAACAAATTCCTTTTTTAGCTTTACTTAATTTTTTAATATGTTCAGCGGTAAATTTAATCCCTTTTTTAGCTTTACTAATATTATTTTTTTGAGTTTGGGTAAAACTAGTAGCACCACCACCTCCTTTATTCTTATTATCTAACTTAAATCCCCAAGATTGAAATTGTGAAATCCAGTATTGTTCTATTTCTTTCCAATTTTCCATTTTACATTCATCAATTACATTTACTTGGATATTTTTATGATATTTAATTTTATGATTTCTAATTCTACCTTTAATATCTTTAGTTTTACCTATATAAACCTCATAAGGATTATCAGTAATGTTAGTTATTAGATAAATTTTTGTTGTTTTTATATCTTTGTTTTGCTTTTTCATCTTCTTGTTCTTTATTTTTCCAGTAATACTTTTTGGAAGCAAGTTTTTGAGCTAATTGCTTTTCTTCTTTAGTCAAATACTTTTTAATTCTTCCCATCAGTTATACATATTATAAAGAGTAAGAGTAACAACAAAGGTCACAACATTATTTTATTTACGCCACTTATTTCGACCAACCAAAAGACCGATTATTCCATAATTGGCTATATCAATAAATGTATCTTCCATACCTTCACCTTTAACAAATGACCTACCATTAACTAATAGATTTTTTAAACGTGAAATTTTATCGGTTAATCTAATACATAACCCAGTTAGTGAGAATTGTTTATCATTGCTATTATTAACGATATCTCCGCCTAAAGCAATGTTATTTAACCCATAATCAAGATGTTTAGCTGCAAACATTGCATACATTTCGGCTTGGATTTTAATAAACTCATTAGATAGATCTGGGTATTCTTCTTCAAAAATAGTTATTGTTTGATTAACTTCATCATCAATGTATTCTTGAATTTTCTTAGGATTTTTAGCATCCATAATTTCTCTATCGCTCATTTCTTCGTATTTACTTATTGAATCACCCATTGATTTGTGTTAGTTTAAAAAATTGATTTTTTAATATTAATATCCTTTCCTCAGCATCAATTAACATTCTAAGTGCCTCTTCAGCATTTTTATAAAAATCCTCTGTGGAATGGTCCCCAATCCCAACGGCTTTATGCCCTAGTAAGTCTAAGGATAACATGGATTTTGCTCTGTCGGCTTCAGCTGAAGATAATAACATTTTGTAAAGTAGTGTTGTCATTTTAATAATGGTTTTATTTCTTTTGTGTTTAATCCTCTATTCGATAATATACGACTAATTTGTGTGGCATCCAACAAACCTATGGATTCTTTTGCTTCTCTACTTGAACATTTAAGATGGTCTCGCAAATGTTCTATTAGTTCCTTGTTTGGTTCCTTAGTTTTAGATTTAATATATTTACTCCATTTATTATTTTTAGGTATAAATTCTTTATAAATTGAATATATCTTTTTCTTTTCTTGTGGGGGTAGATCTTGAACATAATTAACAATCTCTAAATAATCCGGATTCATGCTAAGGAAGCGGTGTATCATATAGCTATTCCAAACTTCCCAGTCTTTGTCTGTAAAAGACTCAACTGGGGGTTTAGTATTATTAATACATTTAATCCAATCAAAGATACTATTCATTTAGCAAAGTTCATCTTTAAGTTCTTCTCTAAGTTCCAATGGGAGGCCTTCTCCTAAAATTTTATTATTTGTAGGGTCGAAGAAAACAGGAATAGGCATAATAGCATCATTTTCTGTACCTGCTATAAATTTAGAGATTTTTCTTAAAATAATTCCTGATTGAAATAAACTTTTACCTTCTGAGTTAGTAATTCCAGTAGTACTATTCAAATCAATTTGGGGTTGGTGTAATTGTGGGTCTTGCATAATTATTTATTATTTATTAAATTTTGGATTAATGACATTGTATTTATTTCTTTATCAATACGAAAATTTGCTTTATATTGGTGTTCATTGATTATAATAGAAGCTGTACCCTCTTTACCAGGTAAAAACTCACTTGCTCTAGAGTATAGAGATTTAAATAACTCATCAAAGTCACTAACATTAGCATCTGCTATTATTTGTCGGATTGCTGTGAACCTATAGTTGGGTTTTAAATCACGTTCTGATAGGGTGTTTATCACTTGATCTATATAATTAGATGATACTAATATTGATTTATCTAACCTTAAATCATTATCTATAGTAGATAACTGTATAGTATTGATACATTTACGCATATCAGGGTAGTATTGATTAACTAATGGGACTAGGTCCTGCATTTCGTATCTAATTTTTTCCTGTTCTAAAATCCAAGATAAATGTCTAGCTACATCTTGTTTAGATGGAGGTATAATTTTAAGTACTTGACATCTTGATTGTAAAGGGTCAATGATACGTTCTACGAAATTACAAGTCATAATAAAACGAGTTGTACGTGAAAATGTCTCAATAATGTTACGAAGTGAAGCTTGTGCTTGTATTGTTAAAAAATCAGCTTCATCTAAAATAACAACCTTAATAGGCTCAAATGAAATTGTACTTGCGAATCCCTGTACTTTATCTCTAATAGTTTCAATACCCCTCTCATCAGATGCATTAATGTAAATGTAATCACATTCAAGATTCCCTACAATGATTTTGGCCAATGTAGTTTTTCCTGTTCCACTAGGACCGTAGAAAATGAGATTTAAAATATCATTCTGGTCTAAATATTTTTTTAATGAATTTTTAATATTCTCATTACCCACAAACGTATCAAGTGTTGTGGGGCGATATTTTTCGTTCAATAAACTATTCTCAGTACTCACCATAAATGCTAAATTTTTGCTCTTCTGGTATAGTTACTTTAACTTCTTCAGCATTAATGGCATATAATTCCCCCTTTAGAGGTGCTAATCTGTATTCTCCTCTGAATCCGGTTTTAGTCATATAAGCTTCTAATGTATCTGTTAATGTTTTATGCAATGTACCATTTGGTTCATTTGCAACTAACCTCCATTTGTCTCCAGGTGGTACTCGCCTTGCGATTAAAATATTAGTTTCTTCGATTTGTGTTTTTTGTTTTTCCATGTGTATAATATACGAAAAATTAATGGGGAAAACAAGTTTCCCCTATTAAGTTGTTTTTAAAAAGCACCTGGTCCTTCCTGTGCTTGTCTCATTCTCTCATTTTGAGATTTTTTATCTTGAGTTAAAGTACATTCTGTTAGTAATACAGTCCCAGCAACAGATGCTGCGTTTTCTAGTGCTAATCTTGTGACTTTGGTTGGATCAATAATTCCGACATCTTTAAAGTTTTCAATTTGGCATGTTTTAAGATTATATGACTCCCATATAGTATTATTTTTAATGATATCACGAGCTAAAATATATGAATCTGTTTTATCTATTCCTGCATTTTTTAGAATTTGTTGGAATGGAGACCCACATGCTTCATAAACAATTTTCCCCCCTCTAGTATTTACATCTATACCTTCGCGTGCAGCTAATAGAGCTTTTCCACCTCCAGGAACAATACCTTCTTCAATAGCTGCTTTGGTAGCATGCAATGCATCATCAACACGATCTTTTTTCTCCCTCATTTCAGTTTCCGTATTACCACCAACGTGAATAATAGCAACACCACCTACAAATTTAGCTAATCTATTTTGTAATTGCTCTTTTTCAAATGGAGTAGTAGATTTATCAATTTGTTGAGTTAATTCTTCAATACGAGTTTCGATAGACTCAACTGTTCCTTTACCATCTACAATTGTTGTTTGGTCTTTAGTTACTGTTACTTTTCTAGCTTCACCGAACCAATCCCAACTAAATTTATCAAGTTTCATTCCTTTATCTTTACTAAATACAACACCACCTGTAGTGATTGCAATATCTTCAAGGACTAGTTTACGTCTTTCTCCAAAATCTGGAGATTTAACAGCACATACATTAACTGTTCCTCTCATTTTATTTACAATAAGAGTAGCTAAAGCTTCATTATCAATATCTTCAGCAATAATTAAAAGGGATTTACCTTGAGCTGATACTGCTTCTAAAATTGGTAATAATTCTTTTACTGTATTTAGTCTTTGGTCTAAAATTAAAATTGCAGGATTATCTAATGTAGATGACATTGTATTATTGTCTGTTACAAAGTATGGAGATTTATAACCTCTATCAAATTGCATACCTTCTACTGTTTCTAAAAATGTTTCACCAGTTCTAGATTCTTCAATATGTACTACACCCTCTAAACCTACTTTATCAATAGCTTGGGCAATTAATTTTCCAGTTTCTGTATCATTGTTTGAAGATATACTGGCTACTTGTTCTAATTGTTCATCACCTGAAATGTCTTCAGATATTGATGATCTTAGATTTTCAATTACTTGTTTAACTGCTGAGTCAATGTCTCTTTTAATTTGTACAGCATTTTCACCACTATCTAATGCCGAAAGTCCTTGATTAATCATTTCTCGAGCCAGTAAGGTAGAGGTGGTAGTCCCATCACCTACTTTTTCGGCTGTTTTAACTGCTGCTTGTTTAATAAGTAAAACACCTAATTCTTCACTAGGATCATCTAAAACAAATGAGTTAGCTACAGTTACACCATCTTTTGTAGATTGTGGGGCTTCGTTTATTCCTTTAAATATAACTACATTTCGACCGTTAGGTCCTAGGGTTGATACTACAGCATCCGCTAATTTATCAATTCCTACTTTTAATTTTGTTCTGGCATCTTTACCAAAGTGAATTTGATTCTCCATATTAATTTTTATTTTCTTGTTCTGTTAAATCTTCCTCGGATTCAATTACTGCTAATACTTGGTTTTCAGGACCTATATAATATTCTTCTCCATTATATGGTAATTTTGTAAAACCTTGTGTAGGTAATACTACTTTATCTCCTACTTTTAATTGAGTTGGAATTCGTATTCCAGAAAAAGAAAAATTACCAGGACCTACTGAGATAACTTCTCCAAAGGTGTTTGTATCCTTCCCCATATCTGGAACTATAATATTCCCATATACAGTTTCTTCAGCCTCTATAGGCTTTACAATACATGCATTATAAATTGCTTTAATTTTCATTGTTTTTGCTTTTGTTTTTTTTATAAATTAATTGTTGGTGAATTTTATTATATTCATCAGTGTATGACTGAATTTGGTCAGCTACTTCTTTGTATTCTTTTATGTAATCATCTAAACTATTATAATCATCCATATCACATTTTAATTTGGAGATTTTGTTTAATGCTTGGGCCATACTTGAAACATAGTATAGTGATTTCTCATAAGTTTTACTCTTACCTTTACTTCTAAAGTGAGAAGAATCTGAAGTTACTACTTGCTTGATGGTGTAACTATACTCGTCTTTTGTGATAAAAAACGGTTCTAGTCTGGGGTCTCGAATAGTTTGAATGGATTTCCTTTTCTTAGGTACTTTGGTTTCTGGCATATTTATAACTTTTTATTAGACCGTAATATACGAATAATATTGCGCTAGGACACGCTTTTTTGCAATAACTTTTATTTAATTTTAATTGATTTTGAATTAGCTTCTTCAGCTAGTGGTATAAAAATCTTTAATAACCCATCTGTTAGGGATGCATCTGTTTGTGATAAATCAAATTTAGGTGCAATCTTATATCTTAAATCAAATGACTTTTTAGATAATCCATTATAAATCATACCTTCATGGAATGCTTCATCCTGGGGTTTGTTGTAAGTGATTTTTAGAATATCTCCCTCGATATCAATAATGACGTCTTTTTTAGTTAGCCCAGTACAGGCAACTTCAAAATGAAGTCCTATATCATCATAGAAGATATTTAGTGGATGTGGTTGTTTGGAATTTAATGCTGGTGCAAATTGATCGCCAACATTGAAGTGGTTCTTAAAAAGAATGTCGAAAGGACTTAGGTGCCTTTCCAATAATTTTAATGTACTCATATCATTTAGTTTTGTGAGGCCGAAGCTCTCGGTTAATTATTTGTGAATATAACTGCGCGCCCTAGCTGCTGCAATATTAAATTCTATTATACATATATAATTTTTATTTAACATCGAAGAAAAATAATTGAAATAGTCTGGAGGAATTAATATCCCAACCGAAATATACAGGAGCTGCGTGGATTAATCTAGCATCCCAAATAACTATTCTATTGAAAATGTTTCCTACTTCGTCTACTTTAACATACGGGGTTGAATCTACAAAAGTATGTTGATTAAAAGCCTCCATTATATTTTCTTCCCCACCTCTTAACTTAGTTTCTTTATGCATATAAAAACAGGTCCCGGATTCTGTAGGTGCATTCGGAGTTAGGTAAACAGCGGCCGCATATTGTTGTGAATCGCAGTGGTATACAGGTTTAATTCCTGCTTTACTTGACTGGAATCTACCATTCATTTCATAATCTTCCCATTTAGTAATGGTTTTATTCATTATACCCTCTATTTTTTCTTTTACACCTTCAAAAAAGAATTGTTTCCTGGTTCTTAACCCCAAATACCCAGGATCATCGTGGTACCATTGCATTAAAGCAAAATCTCTAACCTCCTCGGGGTTATTATAAAAGTTTTCAGCTACCCAAAATCTATTATTAGGTAAAGGGTTTGCACTAAATTGGTTGCTATTTATATAACCATATTCAGTTTGGGGGGATGAATCAAAATACTTGTTTTTCATAATTTTATTCTTGTCTACCTATGTAGTAGGTACTGTTAATATTATCTGATATAAATATAAATTTAGCCATTCCTTTTGAGGATAATTTAAAATATGCTACATCCATATCTTTATT